TGCCTTTCAAACAAGATGGAAGTTTATCTGTAGCAGGTGAGAGGTGGAAGGTCTTAGCAGAAGCTAATGGGTTTACTATTCAATACGACAAAGAAATAGAAGAAGTAGTAGGTCAAGACGAACCCAACCCTACTAGCAGCAAGCAGATCAAAGACTGGTTGTTCTCTTTAGGGTGGAAGCCAATGACATTTAATTTTGTAGATGATAGAGAAATACCTCAAGTAAAAACTAAAGATGGTGATTTATGTAAGTCTATTAAGAAGCTATCCGACCTACACCCAGAAGTCCTAGTTCTCGATTCTATGGCAGTTGTTAAGCATAGAATAGGGTTGGTAAGGGGGTTACTAAAGAATGAGCAGAATGGCTTTGTACAGGCTTGTATACAAGGATTAACTAACACTCTTAGATTCAAACACGCAGTATGCGTTAATCTACCCTCTGCGAGAAAGCCTTACGGATTAGAAATTAGAGGTTTATTGACAGCTAAAACTGATAACACAGAGTTATGCGGCAGTGACCTCTGCAGCTTAGAGGATAGAATTAAGCAACATTTTCTTTGGGAGCATGACCCTGATTATGTAACCGAAATGAGTACACTAGACTTTGACCCACACCTTGACCTTGCACTATCAGCTAAAGCTATCAGTCAACAAGAGATGCAAGATTATAAAGATGGCAACAAGACTGATGCTGTATCTAATACTAGGTACAGGTTCAAAGGGGCAAATTATGCCCTCCAATATGGCTGCGGTATTCCCACGTTATCCAGACAGCTTGGCATATCACAGAAGGAGGCTAGGGTAATTAGTGAAGCATATTGGAAAAGAAACTGGGGTGTTAAAGCTATTAGTGACAGCATGGTAACTAAAGTAGTTGAGGGTGCTACATGGCAGTACAACCCAGTATCTAAGTTGTGGTACAGTTTAAGAAGCGACAAGGATAAGTTTTCAACCTTATGTCAAGGTACAGGAACTTACTTGTTTGATATGTGGGTGGGGTTCATCTTAAAAGAAAGGGAGCAACTAACAGCTAACTTTCATGATGAAATAATATTGGAGGTAAAGAAAGGCAACAGAGATAAGTGTGTTGAATTGTTGGAAAATAGTATACAGAAAGTAAATCGTATGCTAAAATTGAATCGAGAGTTGCAGGTTGACGTGCAATTTGATAACAGCTACTCAGGTATACATTAAGGAGATTAAGATGGGATTTGAAAGAAAGTCAGCAGTACAGTCAAAAGCTACAAGTAACATGGAGTATGAAAACTTAACCGAAGGCGAACATGAAGCTAGATTAATTTATGTAGCAGATTGTGGTATGCAACTTCGCGAGTACAAAGGCGAGGTTAAATCACCAGCACAACAAATTGCTTTGTGCTTTGAAGTGCTAGGCTCTACTGTAAAGATAGATGATGTAGAACAGCCAAGAATTATTTGGTCTAAACCTTTCAATATATTTGGTACTATGTCTGGCTTGTCAACAGAGTATGATATGTTTAAATCTTTTGTACCCACTGCTAAAGAAGATACAGTAGCAGACTGGGAGTCAGTGTTAGGTGAACCAGTTAATATTATTATTAAACACACTCACAAAGATGGTGCTGTGTACGATAATGTATCTGGTATTACTGCTATTCCAAGTAAGTATCGTTCTAAAGTAGACAAAGCTGTTACTACTGAGTTTGCTATAGCTGGCTCTGAAGATGTTGATAGCCCTGCTATTAAAAGTCTTTTTGGTTTAGCTAAGTTTGTTCACGATAAGCGTATTACTGGTAATGTTGCACCAGCTAAAGAGCCAAAGCCAGTAGTAGAAGAAGAAGATTTTGATAGTGATGTTCCATTTTAAATGCACGCCCTAGTCGATGGAGACATTATTGCCTATCGTGTAGGCTTTGCTTGTCAGAAGAAGGATAAGGAAACAGGGTTAGTTACGGCTGACCCTAAACCTTATGCTCTCCATTCTACTAAGCTCTATGTCAATCAGATAATAGAGGATTGTGGCTGCAATAGCTACACCATATACCTCACACCTAAGACAACCTTCCGTAACAAAGTAAGAGATGACTACAAAGGCAATAGGAAAGACATTGCTAAACCAGTTCATCTTGAGGCTATCCGTACCTACCTAGTGAATATTTACAAAGCTAAAGTGGTAGATAATATAGAAGCTGATGATGCGTTAGGTCTTAAACAAAATCCTAGGACTATGATATGCAGCATAGATAAAGATTTGTTAATGTGTGAGGGTAATCATTACAACTTTGTAAATAAAACTTTTACGAATGTAACTAAAAAGCAAGGCACTGAATTCTTTTATCAACAGATGCTGACTGGTGACAGTGCAGATAACATCTTAGGTATTAGAGGTTTGGGTAATGTCAAAGCAAAGAAGATCTTAAATAATACCCTAAGAAAAAATTGGGATAATATGATTATTGATAGATATATAGAAGAGTTTGGTTACGATGAAGGTCGTAACAGATGCGTTCAGAATAGCCAACTCTTATGGATATTACAAAAAAACAAACAAATGCCAATGGACTTTAGTTATGAACAAGTACAGAAGTAAGTATGAAGCTAATATAGCTAAAGACTTAAAAGCTAGAAGAATTAAATTTGAGTACGAAACTATAAAGATACCTTACTATTTAAGTAAGAAAGGTAGATGTAAGTTTTGTTCATCTAGTGTAGTGTTTATTCACAAAGTATATACACCTGATTTTATAATAGGTTCAATTATAGTAGAAGCAAAAGGTAGATTCACTTCAGTTGACAGAACTAAAATGGCTCAAGTGGTAAAAGAGAATCCAAGCCTTGACATTCGTATGTTGTTTATGCGTGACCAGTGGTGTACTAAAAAGAAAAGAAAAAGATATTCTGATTGGTGTAACGATCATGGTATTAAGTTTGCTTTTGGTACAGCATTACCTAAAGATTGGTTAAAGGAGTCAAGAAAATGATGGATACACCAGTTTGCATTTCTTGCGGTATTTCTAATCCTGATTACAGAATAGTTAAGGGAATGAAGTCCTGCAAAACTTGTAGAGATGGTACGATACTAACAGTAAATGAACTGATAGATATCGTTAATGACCTACAAGTACAAGGGTTATTACCTAACAATTTCTTGAGTGACAGAGTAGAGCAACAGTTTCAACGAGGGGAGATAGATTTTGATGATGACCTCCTATCAGTTGAACAAGCGATAGCATTAGAAGATGCCATGCGTGATATGTACGACATAGATGAGGAGCGTTAAGATGAAAATAGCAGTAATACCAGATACACAGGTTAAGCCTGATGTACCACTAGACCACTTGCTGTACGCAGGTAGGTACATAGCATCTAAGAAACCTGATGTCATTGTGATGATAGGTGATTGGTGGGATATGGAATCTCTCTGTTCATACGATAAAGGCAAAGCATCTTTTGAAGGTAGGAGATACAAGAAGGACATAGATGCAGGTAACTTAGCTATGGACTTGTTCTTACAACCTATCAAAACAGAGCGTGAGAGATTAAAAGTAAACAAGAAGAAGCAGTGGAAGCCTCGTATGGTATTTACCATTGGTAACCACGAGCAAAGAATTGAAAGAGCTATTGAGAACGATTGTATACTAGAAGATACTATAGGCTACCATGACCTTAACCTAGATGATTGGGAAGTAGCTGACTTCTTAGAGCCTGTTATAATAGAAGGTGTAGCCTTCAGTCATTACTTTACTACTGGTGTTATGGGTAGACCTGTGACCAGTGCTAGGGCTATGCTCACTAAGAAGATGATGAGTTGTGTTATGGGTCATGTACAAGATAGGGATATAGCTTATGGTAAACGAGCAGACAACGCTAGATTAACAGGATTGTTTGCTGGTATGTTTACTCAACATGATGAAGGATACTTAGGTAATCAAGGTAACAGTTCTTGGAAAGGTATCTGGATGTTAAACGAAGTAAATAGCGGTAGCTTTGATGAGTTGCCTGTATCACTTAATTATTTAAAGAATAAGTATGGAGGATAAAATGACTAAAGTGGTTAAAGGCGTTAGCAGCTTTCAATGGGGTGGTGACCATTACAGAAAATTACCTATCCAAGTATGGGATTTTATTGCTGCTAACAAACTAGATTATTTCCAAGGTAATGTAGTTAAGTATGTATCAAGATACAAAGAGAAAAATGGCTTAGAAGATTTAAAGAAAGCTAAACATTACATAGATAAAATTATTGAAAACGACTATACGGAGTACGAAAAATGAATCAGTATCAGCAGTACATAGCCCTATCAAGATACGCAAGATGGATACCAGAACTAAACAGAAGGGAGACTTGGAAGGAAACAGTTGATAGATATATGCAGAATGTTGTATCTGATAAAGTAAATAAAGATACTTACAAGCAATTAGAAGATGCAATCTACAATCTAAATGTTATGCCAAGTATGCGAGCAATGATGACTGCTGGTCCTGCTATGGAGCGTGATAACACATGTGCTTACAACTGTAGTTACTTAGCAGTAGATGACCCTAAGTGCTTTGATGAAGCAATGTTTATATTATTGTGTGGCACTGGTGTAGGTTTCAGTGTTGAGCGTCAGTACATTAGTAAGCTACCAGAAGTCCCTGATGAGCTATATAAGAGCGATACTACCATAGTGGTTAGTGATAGTAAGGAAGGGTGGGCTAAAGCCCTCAGACAGCTAATCTCGTTGTTGTATGCAGGTGAGATACCTAAGTGGGATACACACAAGGTACGACCTGCTGGTGCTAAGTTAAAAACTTTTGGGGGTAGAGCATCTGGTCCAGAACCATTAGAGGATTTGTTTACCTTTACTTGTGAAACATTTGTAGCAGCAAAAGGTAAGAAGCTATCTAGTATTCAGTGTCATGACCTACTATGTTATATTGCACAGGTTGTGGTGGTGGGTGGGGTGAGGAGAAGTGCAACGATCTCCTTGTCTAACTTATCTGATGATCGTATGCGTCATGCTAAGTCAGGTGATTGGTTTGTCTTAAACCCACAAAGAGGTTTAGCTAATAACTCTGTATCGTACTCAGAAAAACCTGACATGGAAACATTCCTTCGTGAATGGCTTGCACTAGTTGAGTCTAAGTCTGGTGAGCGTGGTATCTTCTCTAGGGTTGCATCTAAGAAGCAAGCAGCTAAGAATGGTAGACGTGACCCTGACCATGAGTTTGGTACTAACCCTTGCTCTGAAATTATTTTAAGACCTAATCAGTTTTGCAATTTAACAGAGGTTGTAGTTAGGAATGATGATGACCTTGATACCTTAACTAACAAGACAAGACTAGCAACTATTTTAGGTACTATACAGGCTACCTATACTAAGTTCCCTTACCTAAGAAAGATATGGCAACGAAACACAGAAGAAGAAAGATTGCTTGGTGTTAGTATGACAGGGATTATGGATAACAAGTTAGTGTCTACAGGTAAAGATGCTAAAGAAATATTGGAGCAACTAAGAGATGTTTCTATACAAACTAATAAAGAGTTTAGTAAAAGATTGGGGATTCCACAATCTGCTGCTATTACTTGTGTTAAGCCCTCTGGTACTGTTAGCCAACTTGTTGATGCTAGTAGCGGGATTCATACTAGACATAGCCAGTTTTATATACGGACAGTTAGAGGTGACAACAAAGACCCCCTCACAAGATTCTTAATGGACAGCGGTGTACCATCAGAACCTTGTGCTATGAAGCCTGACACTACTACTGTGTTTAGCTTTCCCACCAAAGCACCCAAAGGTTGTGTTACTAGAAATGACTTAAATGCTATTGAGCAACTAGAAGTATGGTTGATGTACCAACGACATTGGTGCGAGCACAAGCCCTCAGTTACAATTACAGTGAGAGAAGAAGAATGGCTTGAGTGTGGAGCATGGGTGTTTAAACACTTTGATGAGATGAGTGGTGTATCATTCCTTCCACATAGTGACCACTCTTACAAACAAGCACCTTACCAAGAGATAGAGCAAGACGAATACAAAGAACTTAATAAGTTGATGCCTAAAGATATAGATTGGGAGAAACTATCTGAGTACGAAGTAGAAGACACCACTGTTGGTTCACAGACTTTAGCCTGTTCTGGTGATAGTTGTGAGATTGTAGATATAGGAGCATAAAGAAAAGGGGGATAACAACCCCCTTTATTTATTTAAAAATAATTCTAAATAAGTGTTGCTTTTTATAAATTAACAGATAATAATAGGTCAACAACAACAAAAAAGGATTATAAAACATGAAATACGAAATAAACCAAATCAAATTAACTGAAGTTGAAGTAGACTTAATAAACTCATTAAAAGATGACGAAAGTTTTGATAAGTGGACTGCCTACCAAAAAGCAAGCGTAAGCAGCCATCGCACTGAAGATAAGACTAGAGAACAAGCAAATAAATCTTTAGCAGATGGTTTTTATACCCACGTTGCTAACATAACAGCAGATAGCTTAGACCATGTTTTTAAAATTAGTAATTTGCAAGAAGAAGAAGATAAAGTAGAGCGTCTACACCCCATGAGATCAGTTAGTGTTGGTGACATAATAAGAGATGAAAATGGTATTAGCTCAGTAGTTTGTAATTGGGGTTTTGTACAAATATAGTTTTATTTAACAATTTTAAAGTAGAAAAAGAGGGGGCAATTAAGCCCCCTTTAGTTTTCTAGTAGCTTGGTTTTCTTACTTTTTTCTTTTTCATTAAGCACTCCTTTTGGCTTTTAGTTTAGCGGTTTTACTTAAATCTTTAAAGTGGTACAGCTTTACACTAGATGCAGTATGTTTAGTGCCACTATGTAAATCACCATTAGGCATCTTATGAGAGCCACCTGTGTGTAAAGTACCATCTTTTCTATAATGCTTGACACCCTTCATACTGTTGTTTTCCTTTTCTTTTTAGGAAAACCAGCCTTCATATTTGCAAAAGCCGCAGGTGAGATTGTTGATTTCTTTTTAGATCTGCTTGTACCTTTCTTTTTTCTTGCATTAATATTAGCGTACAATCCTCTAGTCATATAAACTCCTTATTATTACCATTGATGTATACAGTTAGCTATAATAGCTATGCAAGTTGCCATGTTCAAAAAAACCCAAAAGGTTCTAATTAATGCAACCTTGTCTGATTTTTTATTATCTTTAAATGCTTTGTGACCTAATGCCTTGCACCAAAGCTCCCACCAACCATTTACCATTTAGTTTTGTTAGCCCAGTAGGCTGCTGAACATTTACCTTTAGCTATGTTTTTTGCGTGTCTTGCTTTAAATGATTTTCGTTTAGCTTTCATCTTAGCAGACTCACCAGCTTTAGGCTTACCAGCAGTCTTAGCACCTTGTTGTCCAAACCTAATAGTCTTAGGCTTACCATCACACATAGCTACAACTACATGAGACTTAGTAGGGTGGTTGGGTGTACGCTTGGGTTTGTTATAACCTGATACACCTATTCGTTTTAAGATAGAATCTTTAGGCATTTTATTCTTGATCTCTCCTAGTTTCTACTTGACCTGCTAATAGGGCTTTGTTTTCTGTTTTATTAAATCCCTTGCCAATTTTTTTAAGTATAGACCGCATTAAAGTTTCTGCCTCTTTACTATTACTATTTAATTTTTTAAGAGTGTTCATCTCTGTTGTCCATTTTGGATTAAAAATAAGTTCTGTCAGTTCTGCCAACCTTTTTTCAAAACCAGTTTCACTAGCAACCCCAGCAACATCTCTTGCAGTGCTTGCACCCCCACTAGCAATACTAGTGGTTACTGACTTTAAGGCTTCTACAAAAGGTTTTATAGAACCGCCAAGTTTTTTCTTTATAGATTCAAATTTACTTGTTGGCGAGCCAGTTATTCTCCCCATACCAGCTCTTTTGAGTGCTATGTCAAGATACCTTAAGTTGCCTGCTATAGGAGTGCCTTTGGCTGCTTCCATAATAACTTTTTTACTTGCTTTTGTTCCACCGAATATAGCTTTGTGAAGATAAGCTGGTGTGTTGGTAGCATCTGCATTAGTACCAGCCTTGCTTAAACCCCTTTCAAAATTAACCCTTAGTATTTCTGACCAAGCGTCTTTACCACCTTCGACAGACAATATTTGTTCTTTAACTCTTTTAACTTGACCTACATTAGTAAGGTTTTGGTTTTGCCCAAAAATTTTGTCTGCAACTTTATTTAAATCCTCTACTTCATATTTAGCAAAACTACCTATTAAAGATTTTTCTAGTCTTTCTACTTCTGGAGTATTTTCTGCAAAAATTTCTCTAGCTAGTTTATAATTAGGACTAGCACTATCTAGTTGGTTTAATAAAATATCTTTAATGTCTAAAACATTTTGTTGTAGTTTTTTATCTAATGAATCATCTCCAACAGCCTTTAACATTTTGTCTATTTCAAACTTTGCACTGTGAAGTTTTTTAATACTGCCGAAATCAGAATCCTTCTTTTTTGAAGATTTAATTATTTTTTGTATTCTGGAGATTTGATCGAAAGCCTGTCCAACAGTAGGCAACTCTTCAAAAAGATCATTAATATAATTTTCTATGGGTTCTATGTTTACATCTGGGTTTTCTACTTTTATAGCTTGGTCGTAAAGTGGTGATGCTTTTTCTTTACGAATTAATCTTGCTCTTTCAATAACATCTTTTGATCTATCAACAATCCCTTGTTCACCTGTTTCTACTGCTGTTGATGGTGCTAGTTTATTTAATAGGTTTTCAACAGCATTTTCCGAAGCTACATCTTGTACTTGTAAAGCCCTCTCGGTAATTTCTGCACCACCTTCCTGACCTAAAGCAAATTGTTGTTGTGTTAAATCAGAGGGTCGTTTAGTTTTTTGACCCCTGTATAATGGCACTCCTGTTTCTTTTGATGCCTGATCAGCTATATCAACTCGTTTTTGTATTACCTTATTAAAACTTTCATCACCACCCCTAGTAAAGTCTTTTGATGCCCGATAGCCACTACCCAATCCTTTTGCAAGTTCAACACCACCACCAGTAGTTGCTGCAACAGTTATATCAAATAGGTTTGGATTTTCTCTACCAATAAGCATTTGTGACCCTTGTAGAGATGCTTCTGTTCCTCCTTGACCTAATATTTGAGCAAGCATTTTTATTCCCGTACTAGAGGATTTAACAAGTTTGTTTGCAGCCCTAGCAGCTGCACCAAAAGGTACAACAGTACCTACAACACTTTCTATATCAGAGGTTGATAAGCCAGCCTTGTTAAGAACATATTGCTTACCATCATAATCAATTTGCATATAACCATCACCAACATCTTTAAACTCAGCACTAGGAAATTGTTTCTCTATTATTTGTTGTTGTGCTTCTTGATCAAAGGTTGTTGCAAGACCAAGTTTAGTAGGTGTTTTCATAGGGTCAAGTGGTGACATTTGATTTACAACAGCACTACTAAACTCAGGAAGGTTCTGTGGGTTAAACCTAGCCTCCCTTTCATTACCAGTAATAAACTCTCCAATAGACTTACCGAAACTTCCTTCTTCTACTGTAGGTGTTTGATTAAAATAATTTTGATTAATTTTGTTTGCTTCTTCCACAGTTATTTCGTTTTTGTCTGAAGAATCAGAAACCTTTGGTTTTTGTTTGGAAATATTATTATTAAAATAATTTTGATTAATTGTGTCTGCTTCTTTTTTAGTTATCATAAAATATCCAAAATGTTTATAGTATATTTATTTTTTTTGTACATAAGATTCTTTTTTTGCAAGTTTCCACGCTTTTGCTATATCTTGTTTTGTAAGATTGCTGTTTTGTTCCTTAAGGTCTCTTGCATACTCCCAATAAAATGTAGGCACTGTCGCACCTTTAGGTTTGTAAAAGTCAACAGCAGTAGGTTGTTCTTTTTCATATTTGCTATAAGCCTTATAAGCATTTTGCAGTGCTTTATCTCGATCTCTGCTTACATCTTTATCTAAAAAATCATTAATAAAATTGAATCGTTCTGTTTCAGCTTGTGCTAAACCTAACGAAAGACCCACTATAAATTTGTTTGCCTCTGGTGTATTTCCTAAACTAGCAAGTTGTTGTCTTGCCCTATCTGCATCACTGTCAGTTTGCGGACCTGTAGCTGCATTTAAAGTGTCTGCTAGTAAACGCTCCCTAACACTAGTAAACGATTGGTCAAATGAGGCTTGATCTGCATAATCTTTAACACCTATCTCTCCAAGAAAAGAGGAAAATTTTGATGTAATACCTCTACTAAAACCAGTGGATTTACCATACTCTTCATCATTTACTAAACTATACATTACTTGTAAGTTTGGAATTTGTGAGCTTGTTTCTCTAATTCGCTCAAAAGACTTTTTAAAGTCGCCCCTAAGAACTTCTCCTCTAATACCTTTTTGTTTTGGTGCTTCTTTTAAAGCATAATCTTCAATAAATTGGTTATAATCGTCATCTCCCTGTTTATACCCAAGCTCTTCTGCCATTACAGCTGCACTAGATCGTTTAACATTATTAGCACCAGCAGATTGTATAATTTTTAAACCATCTGCCGACCTACCATTTTTAATTAGAAAGTTTCCAACTTCTAGTAACTTATCTTGTGCTGAAGCGTCTGGCATACTAGCAAGTTTTTGATCTAGTTCTCTTTGTAGATCAACATTTTCTTGTGCTTGTTTATCAGCTTTACTAGGTAAAAACTTTTTTTGAAAAGGTTTAAAAAACCCCTCACCTACTTCAAAACCTAAATCTCTACCTAAACTGGTAGGTCGATTTGAACCTGTCATAGCCATTGCTTGCATACGATTATTTATTTGGGCTTGTTCATAATCAGCCCGTTCTTGTTGTTCTGGTGTCAAACCAAAAAAACTTTGCCTGATAGGGCTTTTGTAGTTGCCCAAAGCACCGCCCATATTTAAGTTGTTTGATAACATTTGTTGTTTAAGGGCTTCTCTTGATGCCATTGTTTTATCCTCAATAAGTGTTGTTTTTAAAGTAGTGGTGGTATTCCAAAAAACGTTAGAAGACCATTACCAGCAGTTTTCCACCAATCGTCTTCATCCATGCTACCACCATCATTATTACTTATGGGGTTTAGAAAACCCCCTTGGTCATTAAATAAGTTTAAAGTATCTAAACTAAAACCTTCTCCTCCTGCACCATCAGGGGGATTCTTAAATACGTCTAAGAACCCCCCATCTAAAAACCCAGATTTAACAAGTCTTGATTACTCCCTCCTAAATTTAAAGAGTTTGTAAATGAGGAACTAGTATTACCACTATTAGGGCTACTAAACATACCTATAATCTGGTTTGCACCAAAATCTGCTAAAGGGTTTGCAAAAGTTGAGACTGCACTTGATAAAACCCCACCTAACAAGCCACCATCACCAGAAGTTGCTTTAGTACCAGCTTGTGCTAATGCAGCACCACCTTGTGCAGATGCAGATTGTGCCCTAGACCTAGCCTCTTCAACACTAAGACCACGATTAATTAAGGCATCTTCCAGATTAACAATATCTCCAAATGCACCAAGAGTTCCTTGAAATCCACCCAATAGGTTTTGAGCTTGTAGTTGTTGTTGTTGCTCATTGGTTAAAAATGCTTGTAAGGCTTGATTATATGCTTGTTGTTGCTCTTGTTGTGCTTGTAACCTTGATTTACTACTTAAATCAGCTAAAGCCCTAGCTTGTGCTAAACCTAATCCATAAGCATCTGGTTGAACCATACCAACATTACCAGCACCTGCTGTTTCTCCTGCTAGTTGTAATCCTAATCTACCACTACCAAACAAATCAGATTGTAGTTCTTGTCTTTGTCGCTCTAATGATGGCTCAAGCAAAGCAGACTGTGTTCTAAATATGTCAGCAGCCCTTTGTTCACCACTATCGACACCACCAAAGAGAGGTAGTCGTCTACCAGCCTGTGTTGCAAAACTCTCTAAAAAAGGTTGTGGGTAAGGTAGTGCTGCTTGACCTATATTTATTAAAGTTGGGTCAATTTGTGACTCTACATTAAATCCATATTTACCAACAGGTTTACCAGTAGTAGTACCTATCTGACTTGTATAAGTGTAAGGTTGAAACTGCGCTCCTTTGTAAGGCTCTGCTGGTTTGGCTTTTTTACTGCCACCACCTAAAATACTACCCATTATCATTTACTCCTTTAACAAAGATTGTTCTATTATCACCTTCAAAGTCTTTTATAACCCCAACATATTTGAATCCGTACATATCTAAAAACTTCCTGTGTTTGTTATCATTATCTATCTGTGCTGCAAAAATAGGTCTGTTGTATTTTTTTAATAAAAAATCTAAATGTATTTCCATTTTCTTTCTTGTACTCTTTAACCACTTATATACATCACAGTGAATAAATAACAAATTGTTGTATTCTTCTAAGTACAAAGTAAAAGCCTTATCCTCTATTACAGGAACTTTATCCATATTTTTCTACAAATTTTAAAATGTCTTGTTTGTCTAAAACATATGCTTTTAAGTTAAAGACCCCGTTGTTGATATGTTTTAAAATACGATGTCTGCCATCTATAAGTCTGTACTGTTTACCTTTAGGATTTTCCATAGTAGCTACAATAATAGGGTAACTACAATCAGCTAGTTTATATCTAACACTTTCTTTATCTATACTGTCTAACTCTTTATACCCTATACTGGATACACTTATTTCTTGTGAAACTAACTTTCTTAACTTAATAAGACTATACAAATTTTTACAATCTACTTTTAACGAATCTTTTGTAATTGCCCAATCACCTTCAAGAAGATGTATCATACAGTCTAAACCCTATACTAACCCTGTTTCCTTCGCTATAAATACAATGCCACAACTTATCATTTTTTGGTATATCAAACTCTTTTATATCTACACCTTTTTTATCCCAAACTGTAACAATATCTCCTTGTTTGTTTTTATATCTAAAAAAAGATTTATTATCCGAGTAAACAATATAAACTCTTTTACAAGGTTTTTCAGAGTTAGTGTGCCAACCCATATAACCAGTAGGAGGATAATAAAAAAACCCACTATTTATAATATTATAGTTAGGGTATATCTCTTTCAATAAATGAATAAACTTATTATTTAATCCTTTGTTACTTAGGTCTATCAAATTTCTATTGATAGCTACATTAATATCTATATTTGGTAAAGCCTGTTTAGAAACATTATTCTTTGCATCTAAATTTATTTCTGCACTATCTTTATATTTTAGTATAATATCTTTTGCTAAACTTTCTGCTTTAGAATAAATCTTTGTATTTTTCATCATAGTCTATTGCTAATTCAAAAGGTATTTTATTAGCTATTTGTTCTGGGGTAGTGCAACTTTGTAAATCTAAAGTAGAAGTTAAGTTTCTCAAGGCTTGTTTGTCAGAGTTAATAACTTCTAGTAAGTCTTGTCTACCTTCTGACAAAGCCCTAGATTGATACATATCTAAAATTTTAAAGACATTTGTTCTAATCTCTCTATAAAAATCTAAAAACCATAAGGAAAGTAGTTCTAAGTCAAACTCTATATCTGTAAAATTATTATTAAACCTTAACTTATCTACATGAATAGACATACCTAACTCTTTTGATTTAGGGTTTGTATTAAAAGGTTTTATAACAGTTTTAGAAGTTCTAGGAATAACTCCCATTTCTTTTAATTCTTCTACAGACTTGTCAGACACAGTTAAAGAAACTTTAGGAGTTCCTTCTGGAAATTGAAAGAAAATATTTTTCATTTATAATCCTCAGTAAAGGGTTGCTACAATGTAAGTTGGGTCTACTGCTGTAATACCAAACATTTGTGTGGCATTACCATCTCCATCAGCTGCAACAAACACTATATAATTATTAAAACTACTTTTTGCTTTTAAACTAAAACTTGTTGTAGTCCTACTACTAACAAAACAGTTATAAACAAGAAGGGTATTATTAGCACTGGTATTTGTGTTGGCAGTTTGAGATACAGTACCTTCATCTACATTACCTACTGTCACTGCCCAATTAGATGTACCATCTTGTAATGAAGCATCACAAGTAATCGTATAGTCACCTGTTCCTACTTTAGTTAGTGTTAAGTTTTGAGAAGCTATAGTAGCTCCTGTAGCACCATTAAAAGCTATAAAACCCTTACCTGCTGCAACAGCATCTTGAACAAAAGCTGTATTAGCTAGTTGTGTACTGTCGTCACTAGCTGTTGGTGTAGGTGTAGTTGGAGTTCCTGTAAAAGCAGGAGAAGCTATATTTGCTTTTAAATCAATTGCTGCTTGTAATGTAGTTTCTGTAGTTTGTAATGCAGTTTCTATTACATTATCAGCAGTGGTAACAAAAGCAGTAGTAGCAATCTGTGTTGTATTAGTGTCAACTACAGCAGTAGGGGCTGTAGGAGAACCTGTAAGGGCTGGGCTATTGGTGTTAGCCTTACTATTAACTGCTGTTTGTATAGCACTAAACTCATCATCAATCTCAGTACCTTTTACAATCTTGTTAGCGTTACCTGTAGTCAGGGCATCTTTAGCTGCAAAGTCTGTTGTTTTTGAATAATTACTCATTTATATAATCCTACCTAGTTTTCCGTAAATATCTACTTTTTGTATACTCAAAGAACCACCATCAATTTCTGCTTCTATGCCTAACTGAAAAATGCTTCCCGAACCTGATACAGATGAATCTAATCTATCTAATGATATACCTGCTTGATACTCTGCTACACTTGCTGCATTTGCTCCGTACTCTGCTATTCCGTACTCTGACACTGGTATATCTTTTATTGTAAACGGAAAAGAAAAGTAACTTGTTACATAATCAAAACCAGCCTTTAAATTAAATGGTTGTCCAGTAGAACCAATAACAGTGACAGCAGCTCTTTTTAATAACTTGTTTTGATTTGGATAATTTAAATCAAAGTGGTTAGTAAAGTAACTCATAGTGTAAGGAACAGAGTTATCTGTAAACCCACCATATTCTGCTATACCATTAGCTTGTGTAACATACATTTTTTTTGTTGTTTTATCGTAAACAAAATCAGTGTGGTCTAAGTTGTTCCAAGTAGTAACTCTATAAGAACCATCTTCTAGTGGTCTACGAGTATCAAATACATAAATAGTTTTTGCTTCTGGTAAAAATATTAAATAAAACGCTTTCTCAGGAAAGTAACAAGACTTAATTAAACCAAAGTTAGACTCTCTATTTACATTACCTAAAAAAGAATCTCTTATATTTTTAGATAAGTCATTTAACTTAGCTGACTTTTCTTGTATTGTTCTACCTAAACTTCTTAGTCCTGTAGCAGATAAAAATAAAATATCTGTGCCTGTGTTTTGTATTGTATCTCTAGTAATACAACCAACACCTTCTAATACTTCTACTAATTGTAAAGTGTTTACATCAAAGCTACCTTGAAAACTATCAGTGTCTTTAAATATAATAATATTGTTTTTACAAAATATAATTAAATGACCATTGTGGCTACCAAGCCCTGTAACGACATCTGAGCCTTTTGGAAGCACACCCGCTATGTTGATACTACCAGCACTCCCACTGCCCCATTTAGTACCTTCTAGGAGGTCTGAGAAGAATACAGTAGTCTTGTTGTTGGCAGTATCTGCTGCCCATAATCTACCATAAGCACTCATTACTATGTTTGCATTAGGTACTGTACCTGTATAATCAGCGTGTTGGTCTATGCTTTTAAACTCATCAGCAGTAGACTCATTAGTGTAGTACAAAGGCTTGTAACCTGCTTGAAAGAAATAAGCTCTATCATTCAAGGTTACACCTTGCCAGTTACCTGCTGATATAGTATCAGTTGTAGTGGGTGTTATTGTAGTAAGTGTAATAAAACCTTTTTTAAATGTAGTAGCGTTCCAAGATATAAAAGTATTAGCACCAGCTACATCTAAGAAAGGGTGCATACCTAATAAGTTAATACCATCACTACCTGACGTACGATAAAACCAACCTTCTCTTGCACCTAGTCTACCAAACTCATCAATAACACAATTGTTTGCATCAAGAGCAAAGCTAGGGTCATTAGACAAACTAGACTCTTGAGTATTTAAACCTAAAAATGCTGGTGCTACCAGTGATGCTGTTACTAATTCTTTTGCCATATTAGTTTGTACTCACAATAAATGGTACTTCTTCAACTGTAAGGATACAAGAAACTCCTGTACCACCTGCACATGAACCTTTAATTTTATAACCAGCTTCTAGCATTACATAACCACCATTCAT